ATAGCATTAATATTGTTACGAGACTGAGAAATAAGAACAAGCAGAGTTGGCTTAACTTTATTGTTTGCATAGTTAAGCATTTTCCATGCGTTACTAAAGTCACGGGATTCTGCTCCAATCTGTTTAGTATTTTCTAATGCCTTCATTTCGTCTGTATCTTTTTCAAAATAGATTGCTGGAAGCATTGATGTAATAGAGTCTACCACGATTAAATCAACTCCAGCATTCATTAAACCAACTCCTACATCTACCATGTCACTGATAGTTCTTGCTTGTGAGTAGATTAATTTTTCTGGATCTACCCCAAGAGTTCTAGCCCAGTCTTCTGAGTATGACATCTCTGAATCAATCCATGCACAAAGTTTGCCTTCGGCTTGTGCTAAAGCAATCATCTGAAGGCACATAGAAGACTTTGCAGAGGACTTTGACCCCCATATGAGTACCTGTCTACCATAAGGCAGTCCACCTCCCAGAGCACGGTTTAAACCAAAACTAGGGGTTGCTTGGTATTCGTAATTAATACCAACTCCGCTACCTAATCTTTTCCTTAACTTGGGGTCAAGTTGTGCTAACGCTTCTTCTATACTAACTGACATGTACATCCTCCAATGTTACGGTTCCGTCTTTTGTCTTTCCAAAATCAAACTTGTAAGATTTTCCTTCTTCAATATGCATATAGGCCTTTGCAAAAGATGTAGGAAAAACTGTAATAGAGTGTAGGTCTCTGCTTGTGTCTGCAAGTGTAAGAGATGCCATCTTCTTTCCAGTCTTTGTAATTCTTGGTTTAAAAGAAACTACGAACATCTCATCATCCTTGTATGGAAGTTGCTTGTAACTTAAAAACTTTACAAGTGCATGAGATGATTCTTTTATCTCATCTGAAGGTATGAAAGAAACAATCCTGTTATCATTACACAAGACCAGATAAGAACGACCTGTCTCAATAGTCGTATTTTCATCATCAAATATACCGACACTGCCAGTTTTGTCCAAAATTTCAACTCGTGACCATCCTGTTCCTCGCTTAATTGATTTTACCATACCCATAAAAATGTATGATCCTTTTTCCTCAAAGTCAACAATATCCTGAATAAAAGCATAGTAGTGAGAAGGTATTGTAATATTAAACTCTGGAAGGTTTAAGTATTCATACAGGTTCTCTTTAATCTCCTGATCATTTCTAGGGTTATCATTAAATGTTGCTGCACCAATTACTCTGAGTGCCTGGAGTGCACGGCTGTTTACTCCGTTACCTTTGGTAAACGTAAATTCTTCAAGTTCTTTGTACGAATTAAATGGTCGTGCTGATATGTATCGTTCACCAATTTTGTCAGATATGAACTTGATAGCACTGAGTCCAAACCTAATACCTTTACCCTCAATTTTAAAATCGATATCCGAATCGTTAATGTGAGGTAACTTAATGCTAATGCCCATTCTTTTTGCTTCAATAAGATATTCAGTTCTTGCATCTTTGTCCTTTTCATTCTTTAACACTGAGTACATAAACTCAAGTGGGTAATAATACTTTAACCATGCTGTCCAATAGGATAGCGTTGAGTATGCTACTGCGTGAGACTTGTTAAATGAGTACCCTGCGTGAGCCTCAAAGTCATGCCATAGATCACGAGCAAGGTTTGGTGCAATAAATTTTGATGCACCCTCTACAAATTTTTCTTTAAACTGATCAAACTCTTTAGCATCTTTTTTCTTTCCAATGATTTTTCTAACTTTATCTGCTTCCGACATGGACATACCGCCAAGGTGTACGCATGCTTGCATAACTTGTTCCTGGTAAAGAATACAGCCATAAGTGTCCTCCGTAAGTTCTTTTAGTACTTGGTGTGTGTAAGATATATTTTGACGACCATGCTTTCGATCAACATAGTCTTTTCCAATAGTATTCATTGCACCTGGACGAACAAGAGCGTTTGATGCTGCCAGTTCATTTAGGTTCTTAACTCCCATCTTAACAAGAAGATTTGTGTATGGTGCTGCTTCGCACTGAAAGACACCCTTTGTATACCCATCTGATAACATCTGATAAACGTTTGAATCATCCATCTTGATCTTAAGAAGGTCAATCTTCTTGCCATCTCGTTCTTTGATTATGTCAATTGTATTCTTAAGAACAGACAAAGTTTTAAGACCTAAAGCATCAATCTTAATTAAACCAATTCTTTCGGCTTCTTCCATGTCAACACCAACAACAGGAATTCTTTCATCAGAACCAGTTGACGATCTTGTTTCAAGTGGTGCATACCTAAAGATTGGTTCTTTGCTTGTTACTACACCTGCTGCGTGAATTCCAGTACCACGAATACGACCACGAAGTTGTTCTCCATATATTTCTACTTCTGGATATTTCTCACGAAATTCGTATGTTGATTTTGATGTACAGAAATCATCCCAAGAGTCTACAGTTTTTAAAACCTTGTTTACATCTGATAGAGGAATGTTTAGTACTCGTGAAACATCTCTAACAATTCCCTTGCCAGTAAACTCAAGGAAGGTAGCAATAGATGCAACATGTCGATACTGTCTAACAAGATAATCCTTTACCTCTTCACGACGAGTGTCCTGAATATCTGTATCAATATCTGGGAAGTCGTTACGCTCTGGATTAATAAAACGGAAGAATAATAGGTTGTGCTCGATAGGATCAATGTCTGTAATATTTAATGCGTAGCAAACAAGAGAGCCAGCAGATGAACCACGACCTGGGCCAACCATGATCTCTTCCTTCTTAGCCCAGTTAATCATATTACTTACAACAAGGAAATACGGAGCAAACTTCTTATCCTTAATAATTTTTAACTCTTCTTCAAGTCTGTCAAGATACTCTTGGTTTTCTGACAAACCTCGTTCTACCAAACCTTCTAGTGCAGCCTTTGCAAGTTCTTTATCAGGACCCTTGTATTGGACTGGTAGCAAGTCTAATCCTTCTTGAATGCCGTAGTCTCCTACTGTCTCTGCTAATAGGATTGTGTTTGAGTAGATGTCTGGTCGATCAATACCCTGCGATTCCATCGCTGTCTTAATCTCTTCATATGAAAGCAGGTGAATGTCAAACTTGTTAAATGTAATCTGACGGTCTTCGCCATAAAGATAGTCAAGGCGTTCCATCATGCTGCCCTTTTTCTTTGACTTCTCATATGTTGCATCTTTTACAAACTTCCCGTGGGTGTTCATAAGCAACTTAAATTCTTGAACTTCTTTTTGTGACGAGTCTACATGGTGACAGTCTGGTGTTACAACAACCTTAATTCCAAACTCATCTGCAAGTTCAATTAAATATTTATTAATATGTGGTTCGTTGTGAGGCATGACTTCAATATAGTAGTCATCTTCAAATCTTTCTTTAAACCACAAAATGTACTTCTTAGCAAGAGCAAACTCTTCTTCTTCTAATGCTTTTACAAGTACGCTACTTGGACAAGCGGAGGTAACAATAATTCCTTCTTTATATTTTTCAAGAATTGTAAAGTCAAATCTTGGCTTCTTAAAGAAACCATCTGTCCAAGATAGTTCACTAATCTTGTTAAGATTTTCCAAACCAATTTGATTCTTGGCTAGAAGGATAATGTGGTTGTAGACAAGATCTTGTTGACCTTCTCTTTCAGACTTATCTCTTGTATCAGATATGTCTGCACACATGTATCCTTCTAGACCTAGAATTGGCTTAATGCCCTTTGCTTTTGCAATACGGTGCAGTTCCCTATGCCCAGATAAAGTACCGTGGTCAGTGATGGCAATTGCTGGCATCCCTAACTCAACTGCACGGTCAACGTATTCTTCTGGAGTAGCAATCCCATCAAATAAACTAAAATGGGTGTGGACATGTAAGCCTACGTAGTTCATATTACCAATCTGCGTTGGTAGATGAAGTTACAGATGGACCGTCAAAGCCCAAATAGTATGCTTCCTGCTCGGCATAAGGAATCTTCTTAAGTGCTGACTCAAGAGGATAAGGCTCAATTGCCTTCCAATCAAATGGTTCCTTGTCTGGTGCTGATGGAATAAGTGTGTAATTAGTTTCAGTACCCTGACCATTACGCTTTAACTTCCATAGTACGTTTGAGATGCTACCTGTTTCTAGTGCATACTCACGAATTGTATTGAATGATGACTGCTTGCTGATACCCATTGACCAGATTGCAACATACGGTGCTTCAATTCCATCGTCAACTAATACGTTGCAATAGAAGCGGAGGCGACCACGCCAACCTGCTTTTGGATCCTTGCGGTGCATTTCTTCTGCCCAGTCACGGCCTTCAGATTCCAATGTGTCTACAGCCTTGCGCTTGTAGTCCTTTGGATTTACGTGCTCCTTAACAACAAGTGCTAGTCCACGCTTTTCATTATAGTTTGCAGAGTCTTCATCGAGTTCTTCGATAAATCTGATCTTTACAGACTGACCATCTGCTAGTTTTAGCCACTTTAACTTTGGCCCGTCGTTTTCATACTTTGGCTTGTCGAGCAGGGCATTGATGTTCTTGAGTCCCTTTACTACGCTCATATATTTCTCCTTTGGTTGTTATCTTAGTTTAGCATAAGAGATATTGATTTGTCAAACTGGAACTCTAAGTTCTTAAGTTCTTCATCTGGCATATCTCCGATGTCTTTATATTTTGTGTTTAGATTAATAACAGAAACACGAGAAGAAAGTTTTTCAACTATTCTGTCTTTCATGTTTCCTCCTGCCTCATCATTATCAGCAATAACAATAATGTTATTGAAATACTTTTGAAGCAATTCTATTTGTGTACTTGATACGTTTGCACCAAGTGTTGCTACTGCTGGGAGTCCAACCTGATCAAGTCTAATTGCATCAAAAGATGACTCCACTACATATACTCTATCAGATTTCTTAACTCTGTGCAAGTTAAAAAGTGTTTTACTTTTTGGAAGACCTGGAGTATTCTTAAAATCTTTTCCTTCAATAGATCTGCCAACAAACCCCAATGGGATTCCATCTGGGCTATGCACTGGAACAGTTACCATATCTTGCTTTTCTGAATACCCTAATGAGAACTTTATGCAAGAAGGCTTTTCAATTTTTCTATATGTGAAATAGTTCCTTGCTCTTTCTGAGGCAACAAGATTGTTGTGCAGTCTTTTAATAATTAGTTCATCAAATGTTTTATAGGTTTCTTCTTTTACAAGAACCTTGTCGATCTCTGTAGTAATATTTGTTAATTTTTCTTTGCTCTTAATAAATCTAGCAGACTCAAAATAAGTTCTACCAGAGGTGTGCATAACAAGTTCTATAAGGTCTGCAGACTTTTGACAAGAAAAACAAAAGAACATTCCGCTACCCTTTTGTACTTCTCCTGCTGGGGTTCTGTGGTTATTGTGGAATGGACAAAAGATCATAAAGTCTGCATCAAGTTCAGACTCTACGGTAACACCCGATCCTGTAAGGACTCGCTTGACTTGTTCTGCGGAATAAAGATGGGATTGGTTCCGTCTATTCCTGCTATCCATGTGCTCTTCCTTTTCCCTGCGTAGACTGCCTGTATTGATAATTCAAATTCAAAAAAGTTCTTAATCTCATTATACCTTATTGTGAAGTCTGGGTCAAGATCAATTCTTGGTACATAGCCACTTAACTTCATTTCTGTTATTAATAATCTAACATACTCTTCTTTGAGCCTGCCGATCATTGAGTCGTCATAGATTACACCATCAAGATAAAACCTTTTAATTGTCTTATGATGGTATGAATCATTAGTGCTGGCACTCTTCTTTGACATACCATATTATAACTACTTATCTTCAAAGTCTTTATATCTGTAATATCCCTTGTCAAAATCGCATTGAACAAGGAAATCTCCCATAAAGCCATTACGGTTCTTTCTAAAAGCACACTCGATAATGTCGCTATTATTACCACGGCCTAGGGCTAGGACCCAGTCAGCATCATAGGCAATCTGTCTTGACCAAGCAGTCTGACCTAGTGTAGGTACTGTCGATAGGTCATTTACATCGTCTGGAGTAGCAGATGAGATAGCAATGATCGGCACCTCTTCACCAATAGCCATTAGTTTAAGTTCTCTTGAAAGGTTCTTCATTCGTACCGTTTCGTTATCTGACTTCTGATTAGGAGCCATTAACTGTAGGTAGTCAACGATTACAAAGTCTGGCTTGTACTGGTCAATCTTTCCACGAAGTACTGAAGGGTTAATCTCTCCACCCTGATCATTTGAAATAATGTGAAACTCTGGCTTTCCCTGAAGATTCTTTTCATGCCATTCTTTTAACATGTCCATCTCAACTTCACCATTACTTAACTTTCTATGTGACCATCGTCCCTCACCCATGATTGTAAATACACGGTTACGGACTTCTGTTTCACTCATTTCAAGACTGATGACTAGTGGGCTACGACCCTGTTTCCAGGCCTGTACAGCGAAATAGAGAGCCAACCATGACTTTCCGATACCTGGGTATGCAAGGAAGACTCCCAACTGCCCTGGCATGATTCCTGAAGGAAGGTAGTTGTCAAATCCTGGAAGTCCAGTCTTGATACCAACATGGCCAAGAAGTTGCTGCTTCTTTAGATTTTCAAAGTAAGCAACGGCAGATTCAAGATCCGTAACATCGATATCTCTAATTGCAGCAGTATTCTTTTTTAGTTCTGAAGTCTTTGTAATTAATTCATTAAGGGCACCAGTTCCATTATTATTTTGGATATCAGATGCTGCAGACCTAATTATATCTTTTAGGCTGTCTGTAAGGTATTCACCCTGTAACTCTTCAAGGTGATGCTTTGTTGCACCAATACCTGCTACTGGCTCAAAGTCTCTAAACTTTTCAGTAACCAATTCTACTGGTGGAAGAACTGAATTGTTCTCAAAATATAGTCTAACAAAGTTCCAAATATCGCCATGGGTTCTAAGAAGGTTGTCAACATTTGCTTGAAGAAGAACATGGATCTGTTTATCTTTTAAAACAGCCGTAAGCAGTTTTGCCTCTGTATTATTCACTTAACCACTCCTTTGCCATTCGTCTGCGCTCTGCTCTTTCGGCATTATCTTTTATCTTATCTCTTTGTGCTTGTAATATTTTTTCTGCGTTATATGCAAAATGATTCCAAGAAGGATTCTCTGCAACTGAAAAGTAATACTCAAGTATATCGTAGCACCCTTGTAATGTATATGATTCTACAAGAGCATCAGATGCCCACTGTTCTACATTTAGGTTAAGGGATGGCTTTGATTCGTACCTTTCGGTATGATACTTGCTGTATCTTGAAAGCAAAGCCATACGGTCTTTGCGTTCGGCCATTACTTCTCTTCAGCCTCGCTCTGTGCTTCCAGAATCTTTGCTGTAAGTTTATCTTCAACAAACTTGTACACACGCTCAAAAGACTGATCTACTGTCTCCCCATTGCGTGAACTGTCAACAACACCAAGGTCAAGTCTTAGTGATTGAAAATTTCCTAGATTAAGTGTGTATCCTAGTGTTACAGATACCTTTGTTGGTTCATTTGTTACTACATAGTTGCTGTCTGACATTTTATACCCTTCGCTAAATAGATTCATTCCAAATTGGAACAAATCGCCCATCTTCAGTTCTTCTATAAGTAAGTATACCATCGCCCATTCTGCGTGTCAACTCTTGCTTGCTAGGCGTGATATCATTTGTAATTAACTTATCTTTCCTTGGTCTGCCAATATGATGTGAAGCAAGTATATCACGAATCTCTCTAACTTGCGATTCAGAGTAATATGATCTTACTTGAAATCCTCTTGCCCCACCCTTTTGAGATCCCGTTGGAAATGGAATGACTCCTCGTTTCATTAGTGATGGCATATATTTTTTATGACGATTAACTAAATCAGCAGTCTGACCTACCGTGTATGCTCGCTCTCTTTTATTTTTAAAGTCACTAATTAAACAACTTTCAATTTGATCTTTGTTTATATTATAAACAGACATTATTCCATTAGAGTGGTTATAGTGGTGTATTCTAACTAGGCTTCCGTTAAGAAACCAAACCTTTTTGTTACCTGGTATTACAGGTGACTCATTGTATTTTTCGCTCTCAATTGTTCCCTTTTTAGTAACCATTGACCCTCCTGAGAATTGCTAGGTGGATGAAAAAACTTTCTCTGTCCGCAAAGAATGCAGTATAATTCTAGGTTGTTTATTTCTGTATATTGCCTATCTATAAACATTCTTCCATTACATTTTTTACATTTAATCATTAATTTGGTATTCCAATAATAATTAAGTTAATACCAATACTTGTGTCTCCTCCAGCATTAAACTTAACAGTTCCTTCGACCTTTGAGGTTGAGATACTTTTTAATGTAACTGTGACATCTTTACCAGCATCTGTATTTCCAACGTTGACTGGTGATGCTGTTACGATTGGAGCAAACTTAAATTCGCTTGGAAAGTCATAAGAAAATGTTAGTGAAGATCCAGCAGTTTGGGTTGTGCTTGTTGTGACCTGAACGTATCCGCCAATGAACCTAGTCTCAGATGCCTTGGCACTTTGCTTTGCTGCATTTGGTGTATCTACAGTTACATACTTATAAACTGATGGAGATACCTGAACAGAAAGATCATTAATAGCCTTAACAATCTGATAGATATACGTTACGTCTAGCGGTTGACCTCGCTCTGGTACGGGTAATATTGCCATACTATAATTATACCAGACTCACGATTTCAGAATCATAAACTTCCAAATCATTTGTAAGAACTGGATTTATTGATGATATCTGAACTACAGCCCTTACTGACTGTGTTCCTGTTTTTAAAAATGAATAATTTTGTGATCCAGTAGTTCCCAAGTAAGAAGGAGTTGCTCCATCAAATCCTACAAATATATCATAAGTAATCTGTATTGAAACTTCCCCTACTGCCCAGTTTAAAAAGACTGTGTTTCCAATAAGGTTTATATCTCCTGGTCCAACTGCAACAGCCTCAGAACCAAGAACAAATATTTTTGAATAGGCTGACTTTCTATTTCTATCTTCTGCAATTATTCTAAATCTTAGAACTCTTGAGTTAGAAGAAGTCACCTTTCCAAGTGATTCCTTTTTAATAATAACATTCTTTATTCCTTTGTCTGCCATTATTAAACACCCAGGGCAAATCTAAATTCAATGTAGTTTGTTGTATTTGCTGACTTGATAATTGGTTTAGCACCTACAGTTTTAATTACAGAGTAACCAGTCAGACCATACAAAGAGTTTGTTGATGTAATGTTTTCTAATCTTAATCCATCTAGGCATACATAGAACTGGTCTGATGGCAAGTTGTTCTCAGTAACACATGCATAAATTTTTGCTACAGCAACCTCACGCCAATCAAAATTATCTGTTTTGTTTAGATCTCTAAGTGCTTTTGTTGCAACAACATATCTATTAGAAGCAAAACTTATTGTCTCTTCTGCTGTTCCTGCTACATAGCCTACATCATCAATGTCTACTTCAAACCTTGCATACTCTTGGCTAGAGTTTAAACCAGTATGAGAAAACTCTAATAATATCTTAACATTGTCTGGAACGGTATTAGAATTAGCAACCTTACTAACAACGGAAAATGCTAATCTTAATTCATCTAGTGGACTATTTTTTGTAAAATCTACAGTCGTTTCGTTAAGTCTTATGTACTTTGATCCAGAGCCTATGTCTAGTTTGCCTGAAACATTTCTTGTAAGTGTAGAATCGTTTCCAACTATAGCAATAATATTATTCAAGAATCTACATCTTTCATTTCTTGCAACTCTATCTTGCTGTGTAAAGACTCTATTGTCTGCGTTTGTTTGAAAAACATTAAGAGTCTGATTTATAATACCATTCTCAGACTGTCCATCTAGTGGTGCATACACTGAGTCAATTTCTATAGCGGGAGAATTAAAAGGTTGGTACAACCAACTGTCCGTTTCTGCAAAAGAATAAATATTTCTACTATCAAAGGAACCAGCAACTGGATTTGATGCAGCAGAGAATATTCCTACCTCTGTTATCTCATATCTTTCTTCTGTTGGAAGTTGTGCTGTTAATACTACCTTATCGATACCGTCCTCATTTACAAAACCCCTAGAGATAATTGGAACACGAAACATTTCAAAATCTAAAGACTTCTTTAGTGCGTAGTCTCCAAAACTACCCCCATCAGAAGCCACTGGGTTGGGTCCACAGCCCACAGCAATGTGAGAGGCATATGATTGTGTCTGCCCTACAAGATACTTGGCTAAAAGATTTTTACCTATATTAGTTATCATTAATTACTCCCATTATGTATTGTATCATCAAAAATTTGCCCACTAGACAATATCTGTATTTCTGCCTGGTCGCTTTCTTTAATATTGATTAAATTAATAACTAAATCACCTGTTAGTGGATCTATGTAGACTGACCTGCAGTTAGGAACCTTTGTCCACTTAGTCTTATCTGGATTTACCTGGCCTGGGGATATATAAACTGGCTCTAGGTCATACCCAGTTCCACAAACTGGTAGGTAGTCAAATATTGATAAAGGCAAAGACTTAAGGTATGAGTCAGATGCCTGGAGTCTTAAAACGTTGTTTGGGTTGTACTGTAAATAAAGATCTGTTAGGTTTTTAATTGGTGCATAGATAACCTTCTGTCCATTTACTAAATCGTGTCTAGATATTGTGGCAAGTTCATATCCGCCAATTTCTTCAAATATAAGATCTGTCATTATTTCAATAGACATCATCTCATCACCTGTAATAATTAAATCTGGTGTAGCAATTTTTACTGATTTATCTTCAGATGCACTTGCTGGGTATGGAAGATCTGCAGTTGCGCCAGTTGCCATTACACTACCTCACTTAAAAATACCGTCATGTCTGGACCTTCTAGGCTTCTAGAAAATTCAATATTGTATACAACAAACCTGCTAGATGGATTTGAAGCCATACTTACACCATTTTCTTGATAGTCTAAACTAACTATGTCTCCAAGTTGAATTGTTGGAATTGAAAATATCTTAACCCCAATAGACTTTCTTGGCTTTGTTGTTTTTTCAATCATCCATTTCATTAGGCTTGATGCCTCATCTTGTGATTGTATGTAGGTAGCATCTAATGCAAAATCTTTTTTACCGTATGTCATTCTGCTTAACTTTATGTCTTGGTAATCTTGCTTAAACTTAAATGGATTTGATATTAATTTATCTGCAACAAACTGAGGGTTTGACTCAAGACTATTCTTGTTAAAGTATTCATCAACTGTCAAATTGTTATCGGACTGCTGTGTAAAAGTAATTCCTTGAATTCTTAAATAGTTTCCGCTTGTCTCATCTAGGCTAAGAGCAGTATCTGTTGCATTAAAAATTAGAAACTCTGCGCCATAAGACCCTGCTCTAAAACCAGAAACCACGTATCCCTTTATTTTATTAAACGTTGGAGAGATTTTTGCAGTTAATGCTGGGTAGGCCTTATCATATTTAAAATTAAATACTGCTGCCTCTCTCATAATGCTTCCAAACTCTTCAAAATATATATCATATTTTGGAGGCTCAGAAGAACCTATTCCAGTAAGGTACGTATTTTGGATTAGCCCACTAATTGCATACTTCCTAAAAGATTCATTTGCATCAACCTCATTGTCTCCAAAAACAGAGTTAACTGGAGCACCCAAAGAAAAAGAAGTGTTCTGAGAATAGTTGTTACATAGAGCGTACACATTTTCAAACATTGCTCGTGTAGATCCTCTTGCGAATAAAGCAATATCAGAGTAAACTGGAAGAGGGTCTTTGTCGTCTACTGTCTTTATTAGGCTTCCATTCATATATAGGTAGAATCTTCTTGTGCTTCCTATGTCTTCGTACTCTACTGCCAAATCATATACCGTTGGATTTTCCTCAGCAAACACTCTTGACTGCCCAGTAAACCTTCCGTCATCAACAGTTATTGTTGCCAGTCCATCCCAAAGACCTACTGGGATTGCCTTGCCATTATCAGATTTTACTTTGTAGAAGAACACATTGCTGACACTTTGTCTTTGTGTTTTAGACAAGTCTCCAAGCCCAAGTGCTGCTATCTCAAAATAATATCCTACATTTGTAGTTGGATTTAGCATTACCGCAATACCAGCAGATCCACCAGCAATGTTAATATTTTTATCTGGAGTAGAACCGTTTACAACATAGTATGTTGATGACCCGTTTGATGTTTGTCCACGATCCTGGTTGCTTTCTATCTTACCAACAATTCTTAGTCTTGTTCCAAAGTGCTTATATTTTTTACCTTGTAAGGACTTGTGAACATATGAAATAAAATTTCTTGGTTTTTCTTTAGTATTAAAGTTTGGACCAGTTAGTGAAAGTGCTGATGATTGAACTGATCCTGGAACCTGCTGAGTGTTTGTAGTTATTTCTCCAACATTGACAGTTGACATAAAGTTTTTAATGATTCCAGTTCTAGAAGATGTTCTTGACAGTGCATCAGAAGATACTCCAGAATCAGTTAACTTACCAGAAGATGCAACCGTTGTTACAAGAGGCAGTTCTTTCTTTTCAAAAAGATGTTCCGAAGACATGTAGCAACCCTTTACATTATCATCAGATTTCCAATAATCAGATATTCCAGCAGAGTGTGCGACCACGGATGTTCCAAATTGTCCACGACCATGCTTTACTACTTCTCCATTTTGAAGTTTAACAACTCCAGACTGCTCAAAATATTTTGGCTCAGAGTAAATTCTTACTAGCCCCGTTGGATATATCTTTCCGTTAAATGGTAGTTTAGAAAAATAGTCTTGATAGTCTTCCGTAGAAGTTATCCATACATTTCCAAAACCAGTAACATTGTATTGAACGGCATCGTATTTTATAATTTCGCCTTGTGAATAAAAGTATCCGTTATATCTTGTAATCCAGTAAGCAGCCTCTCCAAGACTAAATGTATTGTTTATTACAATGTTATTTTTTACAGTTGGAACGTCTGCAGAAAGATCTGAGTTCAAAGGTATTGCGCTAAGAACATACGCTGACTGAGTGTTGACTTCATTGTTGATAGATTTTGTATTTTCTGTTCCAGAAACTTCCCACAAGAGAGCAGGCTTATATGTATAGAATCTTTCATCATCCAAAAGACTGGCTTGTCTTAAAGAGCCAATTGATCTTTGTATGTGCCTTGTCGTATAGTTAATTACTCCGTCGTTGTAAACATTATTTGGCTGAACAGATACAGAAATAACATTTGCAAGTTTAGCAGGGTTAACTGTTTTATTTTTAATCTCTCTGTCTTGAACTAAATCATTTGTTCCTTTAAGTTCAAATGTTGTTGGTCTTTGTGATGTGGTTGGCATTATGTAATCTTTGCTCATCATGACAAAGTTGTTGTATTCATCAAAGAACATTGCGGTTTGAGTTGACACTGCTAGATCTTGAAGTACTTCGGCAACGCTTTTATCTGGCCCAACAAAAAAGTATGGAATTATTATTTCTTTTTCATTTGCAACTCTTTTAAATGTATAATTAGAAAAACCAATATGATCTAGCAAAAGAGATACAGCAGAACTTACAGATACTTCTGTCATTAATATTTGTGGAGCAGTAATGGATTCTAAATACCAATACATATCTCTTAAAGATAGGGAAACTGTTTTGCCCATAAGATCTTGTTTAGGAAATGAGTCTGAGTATAATGTTTTAATTGGAACCCAGTAGTCCCATCCTGCAACGTCAACAATAACCTCATAGAACTTAAACTGTACATGTCTGTTTATATATTTGGATATAATACTTGATGAATTGTTTTCATTAAACGCTTGGTCATAATCAAAAATGTTTATATTTCCATTAGAGGCAATTAACTGTCCAACTGGCAAACCGCTTACGCCAAGATCTGATGCGCTCTTGTTGATTGAGTAATCTAAAGTTTTATCAGAAATATTTAAAACAAGTCTTGGAGATATTTCTATAAGATCAAATGTTGAGTCTTTTACGTTCATTGAGTCTACGACTATCCTAATTCCAGATATGTATTCAAATTCTCTATACTGCAATTTACCATCTAAAGATTTAGTAAATACGTTTGGAGATGTAGCATCTACGACAAAGTTTGTAAGTCTATCTACTGTTTCATCTTGGACATACCAGCCATACTTTGGGGTTATGATTTCATAATCTGTGCCGTTCCAAATATAAAACTTTCCTATATCGCTTTCATTTTCTTTAATAAGATAAGCATATCCAACTACAGACTGTTCGGGAAGCAAAGATATACTTGTGTATACTTCTGCAAATACAAAGTTTGGTCTCCACTCATCTGGAACAATTAAGCCGTATGCTATTTCAACATATCCATCACTTTTAATAATTGGTGTGCCATCTACTCTTGTTATTGCTGGATTAAATGAAATAACATTTTCCCAGTTTCCATCTTTTAAAAACTGTATCTTCCATCTGTTTGGAACTTTTTGATTCAACTCTCCAAAAAATGGATCTGCAAATGCTCCAGTTGGAGATGAGAATGGTCCTAGGTTTTCTGTTCCAGTGTGGGTCTGCATCTTAACGACGACTCTATTTGTGGGAATCTTTTCCTTGTAAACAACAAAAGGACAAGCATCTTCTATTGAGTTCTGAGATCCTCTTATCTTTGATGCAATTCCGTATTCTTGACCAGACTCTGTTCTATATGAAGTCCAGTATTTAAACTTGTCATTTTTATCTGGCATATAATATCTTGGTCTATCAGCCATAACTAGGTTGGGGTGATGTAGTTTGCCATTCTCAAAAAATACCGCCTTGTTAATTCCAGATCTTGGTCTAAATTGATTAAAGCATTCCTCTAAAGAATAAAGAGTTTGTAATTTTTCTTTCTTTGTTAAAAAGGTTGTTGGGATATTATCATTGTCAAATGTGCCATCTACAAGCGTGTCTGCATCAGTTGCTCCTGTATAAAAATTTCCAGCATCATTAATGTCAAAACTTGTGGGAAGTGAAGAATATAGAGAAGAAGCATCTGTTGGTCTGTACCTATAGTTACCAATATGTTTTATATTGGTTGGTATGTTCATATTCCATTCTGCTGTTATTACTGACTTGTTTCGTACCGTCGAAGAAGTCTCTAAAAATGTTTGCAGGTCTTTGTCTTCAAACATTATACTTCTTCCAGGCTTATTGAGACATTCCAGTAATCAAATTTAGTTCCTCTTTTTTCAACAGAATATGAAAAATCACTGATAAACATTTCTATAAGTTGATTATATTGTTGAAGGTGGTCATATGGTTCTGGGGTTCCCTTAAAAATTCCTTTTCTATCATAAGCAAGAAAAACCCAAAAAGATCCCTTGTGTGCATCATACCATTCGAGCATATCTGCTCCACCTGCTCCACCATCTGAGGTATAAGACTTGTGTGGAGACGCTCCAGTTACTGTATCAAATGTTGGAATGTTTTCATGGGACCTAGAGGGAATCATGTCCCAACTTGTGCTCAATGTTATTTTGTCTGCAATATGATATGATCTCATTCGACCATTAATCATTCTTTCACGCTTTTCAATTCTTTCTTCTGAGAACTCAAGAGGCTGTCTGTTATCATCAGTAATAACTAGAAATTGGTCTAGTAAGGTTTGATCTTCAACGTCATCTGGGTCTACACCAATTTCATATCCGTTAGGGACATACAAACCATTTTTAAGAGTACCAGTGTTTTCAGACCAGAGCATTCCACTTGGTCTGTGATATTTTTTACGACCCTGTATATAGGTTACCCTAGGGTCTATCTCTTCATCGACCATTTAATGAAACCCCCCTAATTCTTCTGTCGTCAACTCTCTTTATGGTTGACATTACTGCTTGTGCAATATCGTTTGGATTTGCGTTAGTCTTTGCATTAACTGTTAGTGCATATGTATTATTATACACTGTCCCGCCAGTTGTTTGACCATTATTAATTGCTCTCATTGTGTCTACACCGTGAGAATCGACTGCGTACTTGCTCATGATAAACTCTCCTGGAGTTAACATTGCTGGGACTGTATCAGTACCCTTTGCAAAACCGCCAAGAGCAAACATCTTAGGAACTATTCCACCAGTAGAGAAGTTCCAGTTTCCAAATGCATTTGCTGCTGCTGCATTTCCACCGAACTTCTTAAGATTTTCTTCATCTCTCTTTTTCTTTGCTAGGTCTGCCAAAGACGGTCCAGTTGCTGGAGCAATCACCTTCTTTGCTGCGTTTACAACGGCAGCATCTCTGGCTGCTAAAGAATTTCCAAAGTCACTCGGCGTTAACTTTTTATCTGCAATCTCCTTTACCTGTGCGTCATATGCTTCTTTTTGTCTAAGAAGAGTTAAAGCATCAACAACCTTTCTATCTGCATTTGCTAGTTGATTACCAAAATTGCTTGGAGTTGCTCCAGGAAGTTTAGACTGATCAACCCAGTAATCATATTCTTTCTTTGCGTTATCTACATAAGGTTGGAATCCCTTACTACCATTGTTTCCACCTGAGCCAGGCTCATCTATACAAGTACCGTTTGGACCCATCTTTTGTCCTGGGCCACAGACTATCTTTTTGATTGGTTTTGTACCATCTGATCCTTCTACAGGTCCTGCTCCTGGACAATTTCCTGGGAATCCACTTGTTGCAACTTGACGACCTAATGAAGGACAGTATGTTAAGGCTGGTGCTTCAGTTCCATCCTCAATCTTCTGACACTTTCCTTCTGCATTCGGTACCTGTCCTGGAGGGCATCCTGGATCTCCAGGATTAACACCAACGGGCACACAGTTTCCATTTCCATCATCCTTTGTTCCAGCAGGACAGACAAGAGTTCCTGCAGGAATGATCGGTGCTTTTACTGGCTTCTTTAGTCTTCTATATTCTTCTTTTAATTGTTCTACAATTTTTTTGGCTTCATCCATTAAGTCCATAAACTGTTCATTGCTTGTTCTTTCAATGTCAATCTCATTTTGAAGTTTTTCCCAATCGTATCTTCTTTTGTCAATTGGAATTAAGTCTTTTCTTAATTGAACTTCTTTTTGTCTTCTGTCTTCTTGATCTTTTTCTATAACTTCTTCTTTTGCATAAATCTCATCCTGAAGTCTTGTGATTTCATCTTCAAGGTCTTTTCTGCTTTTGCCGTCTTGTCTTACTTGTGATATCTCATACTCTCTAGACTTTTCTAGCGCTTCCTTTTCTTTTGTAACGGCATCTGCTGCTGCTTGGGCTCTCATGTCCTGAGCAGCCCTTGCTGCTGCTGCAATATCTCCAGATGTTAATGCTTCGGCAAGAGTTAGTTGTCCCTTTTGCTGAGCAGATATAGCAGCATTTGCTTTCTCAACCTGATCTAAGGCTTCAATTCTTTCGTCATATTTATCATTAATCTTTTGCTCTTGCTTTTCAATTCCACGAAGCATTGCTTCTTGGTCATCAACGTTATACTGCAAACCAGCAATCTCATCTTGTGCTAAGTTAATCTTCTCATCAAGGTCTCTTGTTTCTAATTCAAACTTTAACTGAAGTGTTTTTTCATCAACATCTGCTTTATCCATAGCAGCATTAAAACCTTTATCAAACTGCTCTTGTAATCCAGTAAGTCTTAACTGTTTTACAACTACTTCACTTTTTTTAACAACAATGGTTTTGTTAACAACTTTTATAAAAGCATCATAAAGGCTATCTCCAACTTTTATATTTGTTATACCAAGCAACATCCTTTGCAACTCTGCGCTATCACTTATGGTATCTTGCTGCTCTTGATTTAACAAAGATGACAGTTCTGTCATTTTTTTAAGAACTTCTAATCTTTCGTTTAGTTCAGTATCCATTTGCTCAATATCTGTAATTGCAGCATATGTTTTTTTCTTTTTAATTGCCTCATTCCAGGCAGCAACAATTTTTTTAATTTGTTCATCTGATAATTTTTTATTTGCAATTGCTGCAGCAAAAGTTGCATCTGCGACAGCCTCTAGTGCAACAGAACCTTCAACTCCAGCAACCTTGAGTCTTGTTAGCGCTGTGGTCTGATTGCCAATCTGCTTAGACATTCTTTCTTGATCACTTACAAACTCTCCAAGACTAATAGATGCTATGGCATCTTGTATGCTTCTTGCATTGTCTTTTAGACCTACAATGTTTCCCTTGTCAAACTTAAATAAAGACTTCTTCTTTGCTTCATACTCTTTTGGATCCATACCGACTATAAGTTCAATTAGGTCTTCTCCTGCTCCTATTGCTCTTAGGTCATTTTCAATACCGCTAAATATTTTAATTGTCTTGCTTCCACCAAACAACTTGTTAAGAGCCTTTTGTGAGGAGCCCCATCCTTCTGTAACAAGAATCTGATTCTTTCTCACATCTCTTAGTTTCTTTAACAGTTCGTCAAGAGGTGAAGAATCTATTTTTGTTTTTTCTTCTCTGTTTGTTGGTCCCTCAAAAGTTTTTGCTGGTGGAGTTACAAATCCTTTTGCAATATATTTTGCAACTCCTGTACTTTGAGGAAGACCTTTTCCTGCAAACTCATTGTTTGCTGCAGCAATAACATTTGGATCTCCCTTACCGACCAAATAGTTTACAACTAGGTTTTTATTTATTGTGTCTTTGCCTTCAGAAAGCGCTGCCCAATCTGCTTGCACTCCAGCAAATACTGCTGGATTTTCTCCTGCAAGTTTTGTTATAAGTGCAAAATCTAATTTATCTGGTAATGGAGCAATAGCAGTTAAAGCATTTGATGCTATGGCCAGTTGACCTACACCATTTGTTTTTAAATCTAAAGTAATGTTATATTGCTCTTTAAATCTACCTAGTATTTGTAAAGCACTTAGGTCTTTATCAAATGACTCTTCATTTGTATTTGCATAATTTAGCATCAATTCCATTGTTTTTGTGCTGCCACCTGTTTTTGAAAATTGCTGTATAAAAGAGTTTGTGGCTGCAAAACCTTCTTCTTTTATTAAAAGACCAATCTGACCTTCTAGATTTTTATTTTCGCCAACGGCTTTTAAAATCTTTGTAACTGAGTTTGCAGTTAGATCCTTAGACGCAAATCCTAACTGTATTTCTTTTTTAAATGGTGTGTCTTTAAAAACTGACAGTTCATCTTTTGCTGCTTGAACTGCAGTTTTTATATTTTCTGAAGCATCTTTGTATGCTGCATCTAAGGATGTATTGATTGCAGCATTAAACTCTTTGTTAGAAAGTTTAGAAGATAAAGTTTTTACTGTAGCAAGAGTTGTAGCATTTGCAGCATTTAATGCATCGATCTTTCTTTTTCTTTCATCTTCAAATGCTAACGCTTCTTTGTCTGTTTTTGCACTTTGTATTTTTATTGCATACGATTTTTCTATTGAGTCTGCACTTGCTTGATTTTGTTGAAGAGCCAAGGCTGCTGATTGTACTGCTGCTGCATCTAATTTTGCATTTCTTGCATTTACTTCATTTTTAGCAAATGGCATAAATCCTGGATCAACAATTCCTACGACTCCATCAAACGCCTTTTTCCACCATGGCATTGACTTATAAACTGCATCAGCATTGGCTCCAGTAATCGCCTGGTCAAAAGCCTCTTGAACATTTTGCATTGTATTTGCTTTTATACTTAGGGCTACTGAAAGAGGATCAGTGTACAGGTTTTCTCCGTTTGGTCCTAGAAGTTCTACAAGATTTCCAGTAACTGTTGCTGGAATTGAGTAGTCTCCAAGTTGTTCTCCTAGTGCAGAAGCAATACTTTTTGCTTGATCTGTTGTTATTACACCCTGCATAATTGCTTCAGCAAGATTTGAAGAAATATTTTTGCCAATTGCTTCTGGATTAATTCCAGCCTTTGCCTGCTTATCAATATCTCCTAATAGCGTTTTGCCAAAACCACTTTGTAAAATAGTTTGACCAGACCTTCTTTGTTGCTCTGATCCTCCAGAAAGATCGTTTTCTCTTTTTCTTTGTGCCGATTCACTTGCTGAAACTTTTCCAGTAACCATTGACAATGCTTTTATTTTATCAGTTCCCATAGACATTGCATTTGCAAGAGCAACTCCTTCTTCTCTTGCCTTCTTTATGTTTTGATTAAAATAATATAGACCTGCTGCAACAGCACCAACTGCTACAACAGCAATTCCCATTGCACTTGATAACATTGGAAGAATCATTGAGATACCCATAAGTGGCATCATTATCTTTTGTGCCATTTCTCCAATTTGTCCAGGTATCATGGAAGCCATCATTGCTATACCAGATGCAGCCATTGCTCCACCAGTCATGCCAATTCCTCTTCTAACACCCTTTTTAGGATTGTTTGGGTCTGCCTTTGCAGCATTTGCTGCTTGCTTTGCTTTAAACTTTTCAAGTGCTCTTGATGCTACGGTGTTTTTCTCAACACTCTTTGTTGCTTTTTCTAATACCCTTGAAAAAACTGATACTGGGGCTGCAATTTCTTTAGTCAAACCAATCAGTGGCTTACCCTGTCTTTGAAGTTTATCCTGTTGTCTTCTAATTGATCTTTGAGTGGCAGTTGGAGCATCTGTTCCATACATGTTCCTTTTATTTTCTAGTCTGGCTTCTGCAGCATTCATTTCTTTTGCTGCTTTTAGTGCTGCAGCACGTTCTCTTACTTCTGCTCTTACATTATCAACTGGGGCTGCTGGCTCTTGACGTACACCGACTAGTGGAAGTCCTTGTCTTGCATTTGCGTCATTCTTTCTTCTTATAGATTTTTGAATTGCATTTGGACTTGTTGTTCCAAACTGATCCATATACTTTGCATCTTGTATGGCTCTGTATTTTGCTAATTTTACTATTCTTTGTTTTTCAACTCGATCTGCTAATGATGGGTCTAGTATGGTAGCAGCATCTGCTTTTCCTGGAACTCTTGTAACATTACGAATTGCAGACGATTGATCTTTTGGAACTGTTCTTGTATCTTTAGAACTTCCAGTTTTTACATTGCTGCGTTTTCTTTCTGACTTTGGCTTCTTTGTTTTTCCATCTTCTTCAAGTTTTACTTCGTTAGGCTTTATAGCAATTGAGCGATGCTTATGGAATAGAGGTCTCCAGTCTTTTACTGCTGCTCCTTCATTTATTCTAAGCAAAATCTTTTCATATTCTCCTCTTAGCGGATCATCTGCTGGCATTGCCCTGACAAATGCTTCTGCATTTGCTTGAATTCTTTTAATTTCTTCTTTCATATCATTATGATATTTATCTGCTGTATAATTTTTTTGGTTTATTTTTTTCTGAGTTTCATTAGCAAACCAGTTTGGAGAATTTTTTGCTTGTGCTCCAGTTACACCCTGAAGATTTCTTTCTGCCATTTCGTACATTGATGGCATATTTTTTGCTAATTCTCTTATTCCTTGTTTGCCAGTAGATGTAGCCCTATCAAATACTCCAGCAGTTCCAACATCTGTTAATACATTTCCTCCAAGATTTCCCATCTTAAGATCTTTATCGCCACGGACTGCTGAGGCAACAAGTTGTTTAAAGTATTGCTCTCTAGTAAATGTCTTTGACATTTTCTTTTCATCAAATCTTTCGTCATATGGAGACTCCAATACAATAATCTTTCTTTTTCCTTCTGGATCTGAAGGATCAATTATTGTGCTTATTTTTTGCTCTGGTGTATCAAGGCCATGTACTTGTCTTGCAAAATCAGTTGCTCTTTTTTCTGCTATAGCATCGAGTTCGCTCATCATTGGCTTTACAAATACTTTACCATTTGGACCATCATATAGTCCACCCACGCCAGGAACATCAAAACTAAATCCAGTTGTTGGAGCAATTAGTCTTCCAAAATTAGTTGGTGCTAACTTTCCAGACTGTGTCGTTGCTGTGCGTTCTGATATTTCTTTTAGTTTTCTTTGGTCTGTCTGACTAAATCTATTTCTTGGATCTTCCTCTGCAGTTCTTTCAAGAATAACCTTTTTATCATTTGTATTAAGATCTGCAAAAGACTTTAGTCCTCCTTCCTTGTAGCCCCCTATTCCTTCTTTAGCCCTATGCTCTAAACCAGCATCAACTAGGTGTGCTTGATAAATCTTTTCTTTTTTGACTTTTCTTTTTTCATCTAACGCTATGTCGTATTTTGCTATATTCCTAAATGTATCTAGTTGCTTTGCATCTCTTGGATGACTTCCATTAACAAAACCTTTTAGATGATCTCTATCAATTCCTAACTTTGTTAGATCGGAATCTGACATTTTTAGTAAATCTTTTCCAAGATTTCCTTCTACAGTGTTCATGTATTGATTTATGTATCCTGCGTCTGGTGCAACATTTACGACTCTCCATCGCTTAACACCATCGACTACATCTTTTTCAAGGTGTGCTTTTTTGGTTGTAAAAGCGTCGTTTGCCTGTTCTGCAGTAAGTGGTGGTAAACCACGATCCTTTAAGGCTTTTTCTAATACTTCTCTTTCGGTAGCCAATGCTTTTGAGTTTTTTTCCTCAAATTCGTCAGTCAATCTCTGAATAAGTGGAGATCTATTAGACAGATTTTTTCTTTGAATAGATCTTCTAATTTGACTTGGAGTAAGTTCTTTACCGTCTTGACTTCTATAGTTAAGGACTTCAGACAATCGTTCCCGTGTAAATGTTTTCCCTGTGTGGGTGTCTGTAAGAGTTCCATCTGGATTTATTACAAGTTCTTTTAGGTAATCGCTTACCTCTCTTGCTCTTCTTGCAGTCTTGGCATTATATTCTTTACCGTCAAATGTAACCTTAGTAGTTCCAGTGTTAAATCTCTGAACTCTTTGCCCTGCAACCATTCTTGCAATTAATGGCTTATTTGCTGGATCTTGTGCAGCCCCTGCTGGAATAACTGCTTCTCCAGGAGTAAGCATTGCTGGAACAGTGTCTTGATTTCCCGTTCCTGGAACCCGTGTAACTCCTGTTGAATACTTTTTGCTTTGTGGTGGACCCTTCATTCCTCCGCCACGAACAGGTCCAGTGAAACCTGCTTGTGCTGAGATTGCATTTCTATAAGCAAGTGCTAGGGCATTTACTGCTGATGCTTCTGAGGTAAATGTTTGTCTAAGTCTTTGATGAACCTGATCAAGAGATGCTGCAACTGCAGATGCTTCTAGTTGTTCTTGGGTTAAGTACGATGTTTGCTGTCCTAATATTTGTGTTGATGATCCTGCTCTATTAAATACAGACTTTAAACCTGCAAACAGTTTAATAATATTTGCAATACCATTAGCAAGCAAACCAAATGACATAAGAGCAAGTGGTCCTACCGCTCCTAGAGCAACTGTTAGAATAGTTATAAACTTTTTGCTTCCATCCCCTAGACCATTAAACTTTTCTAAAATCTTTCCAGCAAACTCAACAATTGGTGTTAATGCTTTTAAGAACTGCTCTCCAACTGGAGCAAGTGTAACCTTTAGGTCTTCAATTGCCTTCTTAAATTTGTATGTTGTTGTTTCTTCAATCTTGCCTAATTCTCTTTCAGATAAGATTGCTAACTCTTCTGTTGTTGCTTTTGTAAGTTCTAAGACTCTTGATGCTTGTGTGCCCTCGGCTGTTACGTTTTGGAACAATGTAGATAGGCGAGAAAACTGAAACTTTCCAAACAATTGCTCAATGGCTCTTGCACGATTAAGTGGATCAAGGGTATCTAATGCCTTTGAAAAATCAACAACTGTTGACTTAACATCGCCTTTGTTTGCTTCTACAATTCCCTTTATATTAATGCCAAGACCTGCAAGCATTTTAGATGCTTTGTCAGATGGATTGATTAATGATGCAAGACCTGACTTAAGTGCGTTAGCACCTTCTGATGCATTGATTCCGCCTTCTTTCATGGCGGTAAGGAAGAATGCTAAATCTTCTACATCTCCACCAAGTTGTTGAACAACTGGTCCAGCCTTTGGAATTGCAATAGTTAAATCTTCAATAGATACTACAGTCTGGTTTTCGACTGCGTTAAGGAAGTCAATTTTTTTAGTTAAGTCTTCTGCTGCAACGCCAAATGCATTTGTAATTGATATTGTTGTTTCAAGTGCTTGTGATTGTTCAACTCCGCCAAGAACTGCTAAACGAGTTGCTTGTGCAACCTGAGCAGTTAGTTCTGCTCCCATCTTACCCATTGCTGCAGCATCTGCTGCCATTTTCATGGTTTCTTCTACCGCAACACCATACTTTGTATACTCTCTTGCAAGTGTTTGAATCTGGCTAACCATTTCATCTGTTTGCTCTTTTGTTGTAAACATGTCTCCATAAACACGCTTAAATCTAATTGCTTGCTCTTCCATTGCCATAAATGTTTTTGCTGCAGCAGTTCCAAGCATTACAAGTGGTACTGTAAAACCAACCATTAACTGACGACCAGCCCACTGAGTGTTCTTACCAAAGTTTAGAAGGTTAGTTGATCCTTGTTTTAGCAGTTGATTTAGAAGTTGCTGCTTCTGGGCTGCCATTGCTGTTTGAGTCCCAAGATTTTTCATGTCTAGGGTTAGAGGTCTTACAGCAATCGCCTGTAGAGCGCCATTGGCTCCTCTGCCCATTTTGATATACTGGGTCTGAAGATCCTTTACACGCTCTCTTGCTACTTTGTTTATTGTTTCAAACTCAGACCTAAAAAGTCTACCAAAAGTCTTTGTGGCTGCGCCAGTATATCTAAAATATTCTCTAGAGGTTAACTTATTTTTTTCTAGTGCATTAGTAAAAGACTCTGTACTTGATGTTACTGTTCGCATTGATGCTTGGAATTGTCCAGTAGCATTTATGCTGTTCATCAAGTTCTGTGCTTGATTTGCTGCTACCGCTGCTGCTGCGGTACCAGACTTTGCCATTTGTGTATGGAAGGCTGATATTTGACGTTGTAGAAGTTTTAGACTTGCTAAAGCATCGGACGTATCAATATTTACATGAATATTGGATTGTACATCAGCCATCCATTAACACCTCTTATTTAGTTATTTACAAGGTTGCCAAGTAGTGAAGCGTCTGAAAGTCTAATTCCAGATGCCTCTTCGACAATCTTGTATACTGTAGGAAGGTCTAGGTTTTCTTCTAGTGCTTCCTTGTCTTCTGCCAACTCTGGCTTGTATTGTTGCATTGCAATTTGAACACAGTCAATAAGTAAATCCATTGACTTTTCGTTATCATCTGCTACCTTTGCAATATCTTCAAACTTCTTCATAAATGGACGAAGTAGAGATATCTTTAGTGGTCTTACCTTGATCTTTGTTCCATCGATCAGAGTTACTGTTTTTTCTTCAGTGGCGGTTGCCATTTATTCCTCCTTATAAGGTTTAGTCAATTATACCATAAAGCAGGCTTATTTTTAACTAATCGTAAACTTCGTAAGTAAGACCGTTTCCTATTCCAAACCCAGCCTTTTCAGCAGTTGGACCCTGTAAAGCCAGGATATCATTGCCATCTGTTACAGCACCTTTGCTAAAAACTCTAGCCTTCATGTCTTCCCATTCGTTTCCACTGCCAGAATTTTTATCTAAATCTACTCCTTGCATGGCAGCAGCAAACTTCTTGTCGCTATAATCTAACTCTCTTTTTATTTTAATTGTTGCAGTTAGTTCTGCCATAGATAAAGATTCTTCTAGTTCGTTATAGTCTTTCCATATACCGATTAAAAATGCTTCTGACTCTAATTTAGCCAAGTCTAATGTATCCCAAGATGATCCGCTATCAACTGCCTGCTCTTTAACGGGGTCTTCTGATTTTTGATTAATTTTAATTCCTGCTGCAATATCAATAACATCATAAATGGTTGGTAAGTCTAGGCTATCTTCTAAATCATCAATAGTTTTAATTGATGGACAATACTGTTTCATTGCAATCAGAGCACAGTGTGCTAGTACAGAGATTGATTCATCATCACTTTTTGCTTCTTTAATTCCTTCAAAGGTTTCTAGAAACTCTCTTAAATATTTTATTTTTAATGGGGCAGCAACAATAACCCTATCATCTACTAGAGATATATTTTTAGTATCATATATTTTTGTTGCATTATATAAGTATACCAAACAGAAAGGCCCAACCCCGAAGGATTGAGCCTCTCATATTAAGTTGTATTATGCTGATAGGTTGCGGTCTACGATCTTACCGTAAGACGCATTATCATTTGGAAGAAGACGGAATGAAACTTCAAACATTGTTGCTTCATCACGCTTTGCTGATACTGTAACATTCTCAATTGAGAGTGCACGGTATGCAACGTAAATTCTTTCCTTTGGATCTAGAGAAGAACCAGAACCTGGTCCTACTGCTACCAGACCACGCTCTAGTGGAACGTCTCCGATATCTCCAGCAGACATCTTGAGTTGTGAAACTCCTGATGCTGATGTTAGATCTGTGTCATTTCCTGCAACTGCTACTAGAAGATTTTCTAGTGTTGCTTCTGCAAAAGATGTATTTAGATTAACTGTCATACCTTGCTTGAATAAACGAGCAACGTCGAGAAGTTGATCTACTGCTACATCACCAAAGTCTGGCTGGAACGCTAGTTCTAGACCATTAGATGTGTATCCGATATTTGTGTAGTCAGCGTTTGCTGGACTTGTAGACAAAGTATCCTTGTATGATGTTGCGGATGCTGTGAAGGCTGGAAGGTCTGTTGCTGCTTGAGCATCAGTGATCTTACCGTCAGAGTCATATCCGATTGGGCCTGCATCATGCGTAAATAGTGCTGCTGCACCTACGATGATGTTACTACTTGAACCACGGCTGTATGCCATATATCTCACCTCTTTCATTTTATTAAAAGGGGGTTGTTTCCTCACCTCAATTATAACACCTTTTTATGATTGGTTATTTTGGTCTGGATATACAGCATGCCAGTCATAATCTATGATCATCTTGTTCCCCGCATAAGTACGGGCTGTGCCAAAGTCAACAATGTCTCTTGTCTCTTCCAACTGGTATATTTTAAAGTTATGGAAATAAGGAACATAGAATGTTCCATTTCCAGGGATAGTTGCAACTGGCCTTAAAGTTTCAGGATCTGTAGAAACCTCTAGCGTTGACAATATCCAAGAATTAAGGTCTTCTGCTGACTCATCGCCACGGTCTAGCAGATCCTGAATTTTTTGAGTTATTCTTATAAGGTTAGGAACTGCATTTTCTTCTAGTGCATTAAAATAATATAATAGTTGTTCGCATTTTATGTGTGGAAAAGGAAGTCTCCTCATCTTGAACATTCTGTCATATATTGCAGCATTGCCATTAAAAGAAAACTTTGTGCCTTCTGTTAATTCGTCTATAGTAAATCCTTGAGCAAAACCTGCCATGTCTGTAGGGACTGTTGGAAACATTGGAATAGCCCCAAATTCTGGGCCAAGTTTTTGTTGTAAAAATACATTAACAAATGATGGAGGATGATCAATAATAATTGACATTATGCACCAACTCCTGCATTAGCAATCCATCGATAGCCAGTTGAGAGGCCCTTTGTTCTGCCCATCTTTTTACCTGCTTGCATATCTTTCTTATAAAGAATAGGGTTTTCAAGATACTGGGCCACACCGCTTACTCTCAAAAATGCTTGAGAAAAATATCTATTAAAAAACATATCAAACACTTTTTCAAAACCACCTTGAACTTCTGTTCCTCCAGGATTATCAACCTTTACTTCATTTTTTGTAAAAACCATTTCTCCATTTTCTTCAAACGCTAAGGCTTGAGCAACTCTTGGCCTAATGGTTACTGGAATACCTTCTTCCATAATTCTGGCTTTATCATAGAACGGAGTTCTTGAGCCATTTTTAATAGATGTAGATTGGCTAAACGATGATCTAAATGATAAACCAAGATTGCTTGTTGTGTAGGAAATGTCATAAAGTCTTGCACTTGGACTACCAGTTTGATTCCACTCATATATGTGATGAAGCATATCTGGATTAACTCTTGCATTTGAGTCGATGAACTGCTTCATTACTTCAACAGTTTCCATTCCTACTGTTTTTAAGAATACTGTTTTTCCTTTTTGTACTCCTTCTAGAAAGCCAACAGAATAATCTATGATGTTGTTCATTTCTTTCTTAAATTGATTAGAACTAAATACTGCTCTCATACATCACCTGTTTGATTTTCTGATCTTCTAATTATTACCTTGTATGACTCAACTACTCCAAAGGGGCCTATAAAAGGCTCGTATGTCGCTATCTCAAACAGAGTGCCCTTACCAGACCTTGGACCTGAAGTTTCCATATAAACAAGATTTCCTTCTTGGTCTCTGATATCTGTTATTAATATATTTGTTAGTGAGTTTTTGTTGTCACGAGAAGATATTCTGAGGTCTGACTTTGTTCTTCCTACAAGGATTGAATTCTGAGTTATATTTACGTTTGGCTTTACTTCTTCTTTAAATGCAGAACCACCTGAAGAAAATGTACAAGCAAATGTTCTATCCAAAATCCATTGCTTTTTAATAGCACCAAAGTCTCCTTGCTCTACAATTGGATGATAAACCGATGCCTGTAATGGGAACATAAAGTCTGGTGTTTCGCAAACTGTCATTATAACACCCCAAGTTTTGTAATAGACTTAGTATACTTTGAAAGTATCTTGTCTACAATGATGTTTCCTGTTCCTTCTAACATGCTCTTGTCAAACTGAATTCTAAATTGATCTGTATTGTAAGAAGAAATAAATCTCTTGTAATAATCTAATTTTCCACACTCTATATCATGAACAAGCATTTCTGTTGCTCTAACAATATCTGATGGAACTGCTGTATATCCATGCTCAACAGTTACTAAGTAATCCCATGTCTTTCCAAACCCTCTGTACACAAACTGTGGGTCCAAAGAATCTGATGCTGCTGCTGGTAAAACTAGTGGAGAAGATTCTGCACGATTAATGTTGTCAGATGACTTTTCAATAATCGCTGTCTTGTCTGATGATACTTCGTATTGTCTATCTTCTACTAACTTGTTGTTTTCATATACCGCTAAAACTTTCTTTACGTCATCCCAGATTGGCAAATAGTCTGCTCCAGTTCCCGTAAAATGAAGGACCTTCTTCTTGTAGTAAAATCCTTCTATCACTATTGAGTCGATCACTGCTCTTGCAATTTCTTCATTTAAAGCATATGCTGCTATGTCTGATGCTGTTGTTGCCTTTGTTGATGGTTCTACATAAGGTCTTACGACTTCATATGTTTCATCTTTAAGAATTGTTTCTCCGACTGCCCCAAAATTTTTAATAATTTCAACTCTATAGGATGAATCGTAATTTCCTGGCAAAGTTATATCAAGAATGTTTCCTGCTACTTTATTTAAAAAGGTTAATGTTGATACTGAAAGATCCGCCATATCGGTTATGTTAGCAGTTATTGTTGATGAGGTAGTTCCCGCAGGGACTACAAAATTAACAGATATATCTGCATATGGCGAAACTCTCAATATCTCCATTTTTAATTATCCAAAAGCCTTCTGAACTTCTTCTGGTGAAGCAATGCGAACATGCCCACGAGTTAGCCACTTATCTGCTTGTGCTTTTGTAACAATATTGTATCCCTTAGAAAGTGAACCAACCTCTTCCCAACGAATGCTCTTTGTTGAGTGAAGTGCTACCTTTTCTGAAAGATCTACTGACTGTGTTATTACAGCCTTTGGACCGTCTGCTGCCATTGATCCGATAGCGCCTGTTTCTGTAAATCCTAGTGCTTGAACTGGCTCTTCTGCTGCAGGTGCTTCGACTACTGCCTCGACAACTGGTGCTTCTACAACTGGCTCTGCTACTGGCTCTGCTACTGGCTCTGCTGGGGCCTCTACCACTGGGGCTTCGACATGGTCATGCTCTTCTGCTGAAAACGGATTGTTATAATCATTATTTTCCATTGTATCCTCCTTGTTTGTATTATATCATTAAAGTATTAAGGGGGACAGGAGAGTGAACTCCCGCCCCCCATTAAAGGTACTGTTTACAGATTATGCATCTGCAGCAGCGTCAGCGAATGCGATTGCATCCTCTTCTTCCCAGTTGATACCGAAGCGAACGAATACAGTGTATTCAATTGTATCCTTCTTCGCTACGTACTCACGGTTTACAGTGATGTCTCTCTGGAATCCCCATACACGGTTTGCAGGGAATGTCAAATCGATATAGCCTGCTGGGTAGTAAGGAACTTCCTGAACTTCAATTCCGAGAACACGAGTTGTACGTGCTCCACCGAATGTCTGTCCGATACCATCAAGGTATGACTGGCGGTTTGCCTGGGTTGATCCTGGCATCTGGCCTGAGAATGCTTCTGCAACTGCATCGGCAAGTGTTCCGTTATTCTTAACGATTCCGCCGAATGCATCTGTACCTGCGTAGAACTTAAGATTGTTCTTAAGTGCACGGTACTTACGTGGCATTGCATTGATGATGCCCTGCATTACATCAGGTGTCCAAGCATTATCTGCTACGGTTACTACTGACTCATGTGCATCTCCGTTTGTCTTTACCTTGTTGA